CTTATGGCCTGGTATAGGGCGTCATTAAGGGTAGCTATCGATTGGTTGGTATCCACCGCCATCCGCTTGACGGTGTCCCCGTACATTACCGTGGTCCGCGTAAGGTCCCCATCCAGGAGGGTGGAAACCCGGGCCATGCCCGTTTCAAAATCCGCGGCCGCCTTGGTTGGCACGGCTATGGCCGCGGTCATCACGGCGCCAGCGATGGTCATCTGCCGGCCGACCGCGCTGATCTGTGATCCTACGGCCTTGATCCGGCTGCCGATCGCATTAAATTGCTTGACCTGCTTTCCCAGGCGCTCTACGTCGGTCCCCATCACGCGCAGGGCGCGGCGTGTTAGGTTCCTGGCCCGTAGGATAAATTCGGCCTCACGCTTTTTCGGCATGGCTTACCTTTTTTTGAATGCATCCGCGATCGCCTGCAGGGTCCCGACGCGGATATCCTGGATTGCAAATTCCCGATTTTTTCTGGCTTTCATAATGGCCATTGAATAAAGCAGGCCGCCGTCCTTGGCGTGTAGCGCCTCCTCAAGAACGGCGGCCCCTGCGTATCTCTCAATAAACCAGTGCTGCTCGTAAATGTCGACGGTGACCCGGTCTAAAGCATTTTTTTTTCGGTATTCCGCACCAGTCCTTTTCCCTGGGCCAGCTCATTCGCTATCATGACGGGCAGGGCCGGCCGGTCCTTGGTCATCTCGTAGAAATCGTCCCAGGCCGGCGTCACCATATTGTCCTTGACGTACTGCTGGGATGCCACGATCGACGCGTTTTTCCGCTTGGCGTCGTTCACGGTCTGGAGATAACGCTGGAAGGATGCGGTGCTGGGTACGGAGAAAATCCCCTCAAAAATACGGCCGTCATCCATCGTGAATTCTAACAGCTGCAGCTGGGCATCGCCTTGCTTTTCCTTGGCCGTGGCGATGTCCTCCTCTGATACCTTGTTGAGGTACAGGTCATCCATTTTTAACCCCTCCGGTTAAATGGTAAATATTACGCAAACGGGACGCCGTTATAAAGGATCGGGTCCATCACCTTGAATGTCAGGCTTTTGGTCCCGACCTCCTCGTCCCCTTGGTTTGCCTCGGCGCTTACCTCCTCCAGCACCACGCTGGGCAGCACGGCGACCTGGGTCGCCTGGTCATCGTTGCTGTACCGCACCGTGATGGGAAAGGGTTTGATCCGGCTGTATCCGCCCTGGGTTGCGGCGTAGATGGCCAGTTTCTGGAACTCCTCATGGGTGAGGTCCATGGCCCCGTCCTGCTCCAGATTCTGCCGGCCGTATCCCCTGGGTACCGTGCCGCGGCCGTAGGTGGGTACCGCCGGCCGGGTAGATTTATAACTGATGTTTTTGATCTGCAGGCCGATTCCCCACGGCGCGTCGACCGCGACGTCCTCCCAATCAAAAGACTTGCCGTTTATCATTTTCGATCTCCTCCGGTTTTAAATATTTTTATGCCGTTGCCGGGTTGGTAATGGCCACGGTGATTCCGATCCAGCTCATGTGGCCGTAGGGCAGCAGCTGGAGATCGACCAGCAGGGTTTCCGTGGTCATGATGTCCTGGTCGTTCGGGATGTCCACGATAACCGAAACCGCCCGGCCCTTGCCTACGATTTCCGTGCCGAGGGCATTCTGGATATCGTTTTTCAGCGCGGTGGTGCTGCCCTCTATGTCCGCCGGGTTGACTTCGTTTTTCAGCCGGCCCAGGGCGGTGATCCTGGCGATGTGGCTGGCGTCATCCAGGACGATCCGCCAGGCGTCCTTTTTAATGTCCGAGAACGGGTCGGTCATCCAGCCGTTGGTCGGCCGGTATCCGGCCACGCCCTTGAACTGCCGAATCGTGACCACCCGGATCGCGTCCAGGTCCTCTATCAGCGTTTCGGTCATATTGGTCCGCTGCCGCAGAACGTTGGCCAGGGCGCCGGCATCGAACCGGCCCAGGTCATTCTGCGGGTCCAGGGCGGACCTCCTGCCGGCTATCGCGCCGATGCAGGTCTTTTCGATTTCGCAGCCGCCATGGTTGACCCGCCGCATCACGGCCTCCGCGCCCACCACCTGCATCCGGTCGTTTTCCACCGTTGCCCGGAGCGCGTTGTAAAGGGTCATAAGGTCGCTCATGTCGCTGGCTGCCAGGTCCGCGTGGACCATGCAATACGCATACCGGAAGTCCGGCTTGCCTTCCGCGCTGTTGATCTTGGTCTGCAGGCTGGTCCCCAGGGCCGGGCTGCAATCCGGGACGATCACCATCGCGTCGATCTGGTAATCGCTGGCGATGATCGCGTCCGCGGCGTCCTCTATGTCCCCGGTGCTGGGCAGGGGCTTGCCGATCGTGCTGTCGAACAGGTCCCCGTCCTCCCATTCGGTCGGGCCGGCGCCGGCCGTGAAGGTCAGCTCCATATTGGTCCCGGGGATCGTATAGGTCGTTGCCGGCACGTAAATCTCCGGCGAGAACGTGACCCCGCCGTCCAGGCTGTACTTGAACTTGGCCTTGCCGGCCGTGGCGGTTTCCGTGCTGGTGATCTCGATCTGGACCTTGGCCCCGATCGTGATCTTTTTCCCGCTGACCTTGTCCAGGGCGATGGTCCCGGTGCTGGTCCCTATCCTGGTAGGGGTCATGGCCCCGGTACCGGTGGCCTCCGTGGTAATGTCCAGGGGTACGGCGATCGCTTTCCGGCCGCCGGCATCGAAAAAGTCCAGCAGCTCATCGGCCAGCTCCCCGTATCCGATCTGGCTGGCGATGTCGCTCTTGTTAAGGCTCACGATCGCGTCAAATGCCGCGGCGCCCTCCTGGCAGACGCCGGTAAATGCCATTATGCCTGTAACCAGGCCCGGGGACAGGCCCAGGTTCCGGTTGTTTATGTTGACATAAGCATTCGGCAGGGTCGGTTTGTTGTCGTTCATTGCTCTGTCTCCTTTATAAAATTATTGGTTATTTCCCGCGGTATTTCTTGACGGCCTTTTCGTACTCCTCCCGGGTGACCGGCTTGTCCGCCGGTATGGCCTGGTCCACCATGGCCCCGGCTGCCGATCCTGCCTGGTTCAGCAGGACGCCCCATTGCGGGAACGTCCGCTTTTCTTTTTCATCCTTGGGTGCAGATCCCGCGGTCCCGGTACCGGCCCCGCTGCTGCTGGCGTCCGTGGTCCCCTTTCCCTTGTCCTTATCCTTTTTGCTGGGCATAGGTCCTGTCCTTTTTATTAGGTTTGAATTTCCGCTTGCGGGGCCACCCATTCGCTGGGTATGTCCTTGGTCCCGGCCTCGCGGTCGCGTTTATAAATTGCCCCGATAAATTCCACGTCTATTACGACCTTGCTGGGCAGCGCCCCATAAAACCGGTTGTCATTAAAATCGTAATTCCGTAGGTTCACGACTATTACGTTGCCCTTGGTATCCGCCTGCTCTTGGCCGTGGTCATCCAGGAAGTTGGCCGTCGCGCCGTCGTATATGTACTTGTCCAGGCTCCGTATAAATTCCTTGAAATCCTCATTGACCTTGTCCGCCTTGCTGTTTGTCAGGATGATCCTAAAGAATACCGATTGCTCCGCGGCGATCGGCCGCTCCTTGATCTTGGGCCTGTCGTTTTCATCCAGGTCCTTGGGATCGCGCCATTTCCGGACCCGGCCCTGCTGGTAGTCCCTGGTGAATGCCAGGGTATTCCTGGTTGGCAGGGTGAAAATATCCGCATGCCGGCCGCCGTTATGTTTTTGCGGCCGCAGGTGGACGCTGGTTATTCCCACGCGTTTTTTCAGAACGTCCTGCAGGTAATTTTGGCAAATAATAAACATTAGGCGGCATCCATAACCACGGCCACGGCGTCCTCAATGGCGCCGACCAGCCGCGCGTAGTCCTTGTCCAATTCCACGCCCAGGTACTCCCGCAGCGGGATCACTTTCCTGGCCGCCCCGGAATTTTCCGGATAATCGGTATGGTATTTTGCGTAATGGAGCGGCGTTCCAAATTCCAGCCGGTCCTCATATGCATCGTAATTAAATGAACGGGAAAGCGGCGGCCTGTTAACTCCCGCCTTGAGCGGGGTATCTGATGCTGTCCGCCGGCGCTTGAACCGGCCGAATGAATAGGTGTATGGCTTGATCGGTTGCCAGGGCCTGCCCCAAGGGTCCACGCCGGCATCGAACCGCTCCTCCGTTATATTCCGCATCTCCTCACCCATGTTCGCATGTACGTCCTCCATGGTGATCCCCGCCATGGCATTTATAAAATCGATCCATGGCTGGCTCCTGAATTCGATACTGATCCCGTCTTGTCTTTTCGGGTTCGGCATTAGGGCATCATGTCCAGGTTTTCTTTAGAGAAATATTTTTCCGGCGCCTCTGATTTTATCCGGACCGGCGGCGCCGTTTCCCCTCCGCTGTCCGGGTTCACAAAGTCCCATTTTCCCTCTGATAACCGCTGGTATTTTTTCTCGATCTCCTTGCCGTCCTCCACCGCTTGCGCGTCCGGCGTTTCCTTTTCGTATCCGCGCCGGCGGATCAAGATCATAATGGCCAGGACGTAGCAGTCATGCTCGAAAAAATCCGGCGGGTCCGCGACCGGGGTCGGATGCTTGCTCATTATGTACCCGTCCATGAGGTCGCTGGCGTCCTCCAGGGCCTTGGTCATGTTCGCGTCCAGCTCCGCGGTAAAATCCTGCGGCTCCTGGTTGTCATCCAGGTTGGATATGCGGATTAAAAACGGCTTAGGGTGCTGGGCCTTGAACAGGTCCAGGGTTCCGTATATGTTCGCGTTGCTGTCTGCCATTCTGTCCCCTTGCTAAAAGGGCCGGGGACAAATTGCTTTATCCCCGGCCCGTAGCTTTCGGTCCTTGGCGGCTATCGACCGGCTGTCCTTTAGCTGATACAGGCGGACAGGTAATACCCGGCGTCCTCGGAGATCACCTTTTCGATCGACCGGTGTTCTACCTGGGTCCAGGTACCGCCTCCCACGCCGCGGCTGGGATCGTCCCATTCGCGGACCTGGAAGGTCCGGCTGCCGTTGATTTTCTGTGCAAAGGTTTTGCCGAACGTGAAAACGTCCCGGCCTTTCCGCTGATCCACGTATGCCAGGTGCGTCCCCTTGCCCCATATCCGCGAATAGTCCCCTGCTTGCGGGTCCTTGTTCGCATTCTGCCTGGCTGCCGCGATGACCACCCGGTCGACCTCGAACAGCTCCGCCACCATGGCCTGCGTTACCTTTTTCAGCGACGGGTTGCCTCCGCCGAAGTGCGCGATAATCTGCGCGTGGAATTTTAGCGAATTCCAAACCGGCAGGGAGAAAACCAGGAGGTTCGGGCGGACCCACATGGCGTTGGCCGCGGCCTCGATGTCATCGATCGGGGTGCTGTTGGGCTGGTCCCATTTCGTGACGGGGCTGCTTGTGTTGACCGTCAGCGATTGGGCCAGGGCGGCATGGCGGATTTCCCGCTGCAGCAGGACGGCCCGGGTCACGGCCTCGACCGTGTCTGCCTTGGGTTCCAGGGGATCATCGGCGTTGTCCAGGTCCTCCTTGGCCACAAACCCTTTAAGGGCGCGGTTCTTTACGAAATATTCCGCGGTGGCGCTGTCGATCAGGATGTCCCGGGCCTGACCACGCTTGCTGATCGTGTCATCGACGTTTT